CAAGTAATGCCCTTAAATCCTGGTCAAGCAGAAGTAGCTTTCTCTGATAGTCGCTTTAAGGTTGTGATAGCTGGGCGTCGTTGGGGTAAGACCTATCTGGCTATTCGTGAACTGGCTCGCACCTGCAGACTGCCCAACAAGAGAGCATTTTATGTAGCACCCACATATCGTCAGGCCAAACAGATTGTGTGGGATCAATTGAAATACAGATTACAAGACCTTAATTGGGTGGAGAAAACAAATGAATCAGACCTTACCATCACGCTTAGAAATGGAAGTCGCATTAGCCTTAGAGGTGCTGATAATCCTGACAGTCTTAGGGGCGTGGGGCTTGATGCAGTGGTTCTTGACGAATTTGCCATGATTGACGAGAGAGCATGGACTGAAGTACTTAGACCCACACTTAGTGATCGTCAAGGTTCAGCCATGTTCATATCAACTCCTATGGGGCAGGCCAACTGGGCTTTTGACTTGTATAACAAGGGCGTGAATCAAGAGCAGGGTTGGGCCTCATTTCAATATACTACTCTGTCAGGTGGCAATGTGTCAGCTGAAGAAATTGAAGCAGCCCGTAGAGATCTAGATCTACGAACCTTTAGACAAGAATACGAAGCAACCTGGGAACAGTACGCAAATAGGATATTCTACGCATTTGATCGCAAGCGTAATATTCGTGCATTTGAAGGATCAACACCCAGCATAATCTATGTGGGCATTGACTTCAACATAGATCCCATGAGTGCAGTTGTATTTCACAGAGAAGGTAATTCAAATGACATCCACGCCATTGACACCATTGAGATCTATTCCAGTAATACTGACGAACTTGTCCGCGAACTGCAATCAAGGTATCCCAAGAGCAGGATCTGGTGCTACCCTGACCCAGCGTCAAGGCAAAGAAAAACCTCAGCGGGCGGTGCCACTGATCTTACAATCTTACAAAACGCAGGATTTGTAGTCAAAGCTCCTATGGCACACACGCCCATAAGAGATGGCATCAATGCTGTAAATAGTAAACTCTGCAACAGTCTAGGACAAGCAAGTTTATTCATTGATCCCAAATGCCGTAGATTAATTGAATGCCTAGAAAAGCTGACCTACAAAGAAGGCACCACACAAGTAGACAAAGATAGTGGCTTTGATCACATGGCTGATGCCCTGCGTTATGCCATTGACTATATGTTCCCTGTACGCAGAGACATCATTGACACTGCCCCACAGCGTTGGGGCCACAATATAGGAGCCCAATAATGGCCATTATTCAAACAGTAGAAGAACAACTTGCCCGCCTTGGCAGTTATAATAGGATGTACAACTACAATAGGAACTATTGGCGTTACCTATTGCAGAGTTATATGGGAGGCGATGACTATCGTAGAGGTGGATTCTTAACACGCTATCAACTTGAAACTGACAGCGAATATTCAGCTAGACTCACAGCTACCCCATTAGAGAATCACTGCAAGAGCGTGATCAATGTCTACAACAGTTTCTTATTCCGTCAAGAACCAGAGCGTGATTTTGGTTCATTAACTGACTGGCCTGAAATAGAAGCCTTTATCAATGACTGTGACTACGAAGGCCGCAATCTTAACGCATTTATGAAGGATGTCAGCACCTGGGCCTCAGTATTTGGTCACTGCTGGATCTTGTGCGTTAAACCTGATATAGGCGCTGTTACCCGCGCTGATGAACAGGCACAGGGTGTTAGACCATATCTAACCTGTTTAACACCTATTAATGTTCTTGATTGGCATTATCAGCGTATGCCCAGCGGAGAATACACTCTACAATACCTAAAGTATATTGAAGAAATCAATGGCTCAGTTCAGACTATCAAAGAATGGAAATGCCCTGAGATGACCATTGAAACTTGGGTTGTTGACTTTGACAAGCGTACCATTGTGTCGCATGAATTTGTGGACAATCAACTAGGTAAGATACCTGCTGTCACTGCCTACGGTAGCCGCAGTAGTGTGCGTGGCGTTGGTATTTCAGACATTGGTGACATTGCTGACTTACAAAAGTTCATCTATAACATGACCTCAGAAGTAGAGCAGACTCAGCGCATGGATGCACACCCCAGCTTGGTCAAGACTCCTGAAACACAGGCAGGCACTGGTGCTGGTTCAATCATATCAGTTCCAGAAAACCTAGATCCAGGATTGAAACCTTATCTATTAGAATACAATGGTGCCTCAGTGGATAGCTTGTACAAGGCCATTGATCATGCTGTTGGCACCATTGACAAACTGGCCAACATAGGCAGTGTTAGAGCCAATGAATCAACAACAATGAGTGGTATTGCTCGTAGCATGGAGTTTCAATTACTCAATGCCAAACTAGCAGAGAAAGCTGATAACCTAGAACTTGCTGAAGAACAGATGTGGGTTATCTGGGCTGAATACATGGGCACAGTATGGGATGGCGTTATAGAATACGAAGATTCATTCTCAATCATTGATGAAGATGCTGAATACGGCAAACTACAGACTGCCAAATCAGCTGCCACAGGTCCAGAAGCCCTGGCAGTCATAGACCAAATGATCATAGATCTAGTCACTGATGACACTGATTACGAAGGCAAGGTCACTGGACCACTAACAACCACATTGGGCATGGTAGTAGAAGATCAATATATGCTAGGAGCCGCAGTTACACCTGCACTGCCAACAGCAACTCAGTCAGGGCCAACCGCTAGCCCTCAAGGCGGTGAACAATGTCCCATTGCCACCCAAGATGTTGCAGTAAATCTTAAGAATCGTCAGACAGCCATCAACAAGGCCAACTATGGTCCATTGAATCCTGCACAGCCTAATAGAACATTCTGGATGGCCAAGGCCAAGATATTCAATACCACAGTAGCAGAAGCCAAGACCAGTCGTTGCGGCAACTGTGCGGCATTTAATCAAACATCCAAATTACTAGACTGTATTGATCAAGGTCTAGCCGCTGGTGGTAGTGGTACTAGTGATGCTTGGGACACAATTCGTGCTGGTGATCTAGGCTATTGTGAAATGTGGGACTTCAAATGCGCGGCTGCAAGAACCTGTGATGCATGGGTTGCTGGTGGTCCAGTAACTGACTAAGGAAATATATGGACAAACTCGTACAACAATTAATTCAGGCTTTTGCCAACAACTTTACATTCTACATCAAGACTCACAACTATCATTGGACTGTTACAGGTCCTGACTTTGTGCAGTATCATAAGTTTCTTGAAGAGATCTATGATGATGCACAGGATAACATTGACATGTACGCTGAGAAGATTCGCCAAATAGGTGCTTATCCTCAAGCTGACTATCGTGATATCATTAAGAACACACAGTTGATGGATCCTGCTGAAGAAGTCACAGATCCTATGATTATATTTGCCAACATCATGGATGACATTGATGTAATCATTACACAACTACAAGATACCTATGACACAGCAGGCCTTCAGCGTGAATATGGTATACAAAATTTCCTAGCTGATCGCATTGACACACATCGTCAACAGGCTTGGATGATACAGAATATTCTAGGAGGAGAATAATATGATTATAGACCCACAAGTATTGGCTCGTGCTGTTCAAGAAGCAGCCGCCAAAGCCAAACCAGCTGAACCCATTGGTAAACCTAGTTAAATTATGCAGTTCAATCCGCGTACAGGTCCTAGATTTCATGAAGAAGCTGGCAAAGGTTCAGCACCACGCCCCAGTGACCACGACAAGTTCAAGGCCAATTGGGATGCAATCTTTGGTAAAAAAGAGGAGAAACCAAATGAAAAAGAAAAAACCACAACCTAAGCCACCAGGCAAGTATTAATATGCCAGTGCATAAGGTACATACAACAAAAGATGGACGACCTGTTGCAGGCTATAAATGGGGTAACTCAGGCAAAGTCTATACAGGCCCAGGTGCCGCAGAACGAGCAGCAAGACAAGGCCGTGCTGCTTATGCGGCTGGCTACAAAGGCTCAGGAAAGTAACCATTTCTACAAGGTTATTGCTAAGTCAAATAAATATCATTACGGACGGTGGATGCTCGGTCTTAGATTGACTCCACTGCTCCACTTTAACATACTCTGAAAGGGAGGCGCGAGACACGATGAACTCATATCAAACATCGGCAACAGACGCAACTGATGCGTTAGATAACTCTGAAAATCAGGCAGCAACCAAGACTTATAGTCAAGAAGAAGTAGACAACATGATGGCCCGCATGAAGGGTTCATTAGAAAAGAAACTACTCAAACCTTATGCTGATCTAGGTGATCCTGATGAACTGCGTAACATTCGTCAAGAATGGGACAAGAAACAACAGCAAGACCAAATCAAGCGTGGAGAGTTTGAAAAGACACTACAAGACATGGCTGCAAAGAAGGATGCTGAAATTTCTAAGAGAGACAGCATTATTAAAGAATACAAGGTCAATACGCCTTTACTCACTGCCGCAAGTAAATTTAGAGCAGTGGCACCTGAACAGGTAAAAGCACTATTGCATAACCGTGTACGACTTAGTAGTGATGGCGAAGTAGAAGTATTAGATGACCGTGGATCAGTTCGTTATTCAGATAATGGCAGTCCATTGGCAGTTGATGATTTAGTGCGCGAGTTCTTAGATTCGAATCCGCATTTTGTTTCAGCTACACCTAGTACCACGCACAGTAAGAGCAATACCGCTATGAATAATTCAGGTGTTTTTGATCTTGCCAATTTGGATCTAAGTAATCCCTCTGATAGAAAACGCTACGCTGAGGCCAAGAAATCTGGTCTCATAAAATAAAAGACAAATCAAAGGAGATTTAAATGTCTGCATTAAACAACAACACTACTCTTAATAGTGACTTATATGCCCCACTCGTGGCAGCTGCTCAATACGCAGCCTACGAGAATTCAATCGCTCGCCAATTGGCCACAGTGTTTGATATGCCTACTAACGCAGGTAAGATTGTACAAGTTCCAGTATGGGCTGGCGTGGCTGCAACTACACCTGAAGAAGGTAATGCTGCAAGTTTCGCTGATACCAACACCACAAGTGTTAACATCACACTAAGCGAAAAAGTCGTTGCTCATCGTATCACTGATATGTTGCGTGATAGTGCTTACAATGATGTACTAAGCCAACTAGGCGATCAAAGTGGTCGTGCATTGGCAGAAGCCATGGACACAGAATTGTTTGCTGAATTTGCCAACTTCACTGATGATCTAGGCAGTGATGGTACTGAAATCACAGCTGACTACATTTTCCGTGCTGCTGCTTATCTGCGTGGTAAGAAATTAACTGGTCCTTTCTATGCTGTACTGCACCCAGGTGCTGCTTACAACTTGAAGAAGACATTGACTGCTACTACATCTTATCAGAACTCAACAACTGTTGCTGATAATGTAATGAGCAACTTCTATGTTGGTACTATTGCTGGTGTTACAATCTACGAAAGTGCTTTGGTTCCACTAGGAATTAGTACAAGTACTGTTAACGCTGTATTTGCTCCTCAAGGTATTGCTCATAGTATGCGTGGTTCTGTTCGTTTAGAAACAATGCGTCAAGCTGCTTACCGTGCAACTGATTTGGTTCTTAATGTTGTTTCTGGTGCTAAAGTTATTCAACCAACATTTGGCGTTAAATTAACTGCAAATAAAGTAATTGACTAATAGGAGATAGAGATGGCCTTTATAACTGATGGTGAAACAGTAACCTCGTTTGCAGATTTTGAAGATGTTCTAGCTATGGACCAAAGGTTATTTGAAGCCAACGAAGGCCTCACTGATGATATTGT